CATATTTGCCCAGAATTCTAAATCTAATCCTTTACCACACCCAAAGTCAGCCATATGCTTAATACTAAGTTTAAAGTCATCAAATTGATCTAATAGATTTAATGCAATCAGACTGTGATTATGACTTGCTTGATTGTCCCATTTTGCAACTTCTCTAGTCAATCCTTATGTCTTCCATTCCTGCAGTGCGTAGTCTTACTACGTGGCCCATTTGCCATTGTTTAGTATCCAAGCCTTTCATTATGCCTAGCCAACGGTTTCTGAGCAATGCAACTTCGTTTATAATAGTTTCAAAGTCAATAACTTCATCTTCACCGTCAACATATTTTTCTGCATCACGGCTTGTTAATGCACGAGCATATCCTTCTAAATATTTTTGGAAATGTTTACGTCTTATTTTACGTAACTGAATATTAAGGTAGTTTAGTACTGCTTCTATTTCTTGTAATTGATTAAATCTGTGTTCTGTAATACCAGGCAAGGCAGTAATATTTTTTTCTACAATGCCTTTAACATTACATTCACGTTTTGCTTCTTCCAGTTCACTTTCATAAAAATTTATAAAACCTGGAATTTCAGCAATGTTGTTTACAACTCTGTTGTACCACTGGCTCAATACAGATCCTCTTCCTCAAAATCTTCTTCTACTTCGCCAACAATTTCTTCTACACTACTCTTCATGTATTCATCTAAACCGCCTAGTTTAATTAGATCTTCTTCATCTAATATTTCTTGCAAGTCATCTACTAAGTGATCAGTAGCATTTTGCATTTCTTTAGCAGGTATATATTGTTTTAATATTTCATATATGAGTTTAATTGGTGCTTCCATTCTCTTCCTCTATTGCTTCATATTCTGATAATGGCGTGGATAATGTATTTTCTTCTGTGTACTCTTTCGCTTCTGCTATATCGTCTATACTTAGTCCATCTTTGTCCGAAACGTCTTTCATTATTTCTTCTAGTTTTTCACCTGTCCAGCCTTTTCTAAATTCAAGCATTTCCTCGCCAGAAGTAGTTGTATATTTTAATCTATTGCCTTGCTTTGTTAGTAACCCTTTTGCTTCGAATAAGTCTAATAAGCCACTGTAAGGATCCATACCAGTTTCATATGGAATCTTTACTTGTACTGCTTCAAACGGTTTACTATAACGAGTCTTCATAACTTTACATGCTGCTCTAATTCCGTTAACGGTTGTAGTCTTATTTCCATCTATGTCTTCTTTTAATTTAAGTTTTCTCATGGCAATAACAATACTACTTGCATAGATAAAGCCTTGTCCACCTGATATCTTATCATCTGGATCAAACATGTCCTGCGAAGCATATGTATGGTTAGTACATACCATTCCTACATTATAACTACCAATCATGTTTACTGTATTACGTACAAGTGCAGTAAGTGCTTTAGGCTTTCTACCCATATCACCTTTCATATTACCTGCATCAAATTGATCTACGTCTGTGGGAGTTAGTAACATTCCCAAACTATCAATTACAAATAATACCTTAGGTCTTTCTTCGTCAGGCATTGCTTTATAATCTTTCATAAATGTACTTAGAGTTTTTGCTACATCATCTATCATACTCATACTAAGTTTTAGTAACTTACTTTCGTCTGTATCTACACCAAGTGCCTGTAACCAACTTTCATCTAGTGCATTTTCACTATCTACTAGCACAACAAATATACCTTGCTCTTGTGCATTTCTTATAATGTTTCCACTTGCAAAGTAACTTTTTCCTGCGCCTGATTCACCTGCAAACACAGTTACCTTGCCCATAGGCACACCTTTATGAAAGTCTCCACTTACAAGATAATTTAGTGCATATGATCCTGTACTAATCCAATCTGTTGGATCATGAAATCCTATACTCAATCCGTCTATACTTTTTGTTATATCTTTTCTAAATTTACTTACGTCAAAGGGTTTTCCCATGTGTTGCTCCTATGTGCCTATTGTTCTATTATACTACTAATTTTAAATTTGTACAACCTATTTTCATATTTCTATATAAAACATCTTGTACAATATCTATTGATTCTACAAAATTACCTAACCCTACAGTGTTTCCTACTAATTTAAAACTATTATTTTTACAATAATTTTTATAAGTTTCTGGAGCAGATTGATTATAGGGTTTATCAGTTCTCAATAAAAGCTCTCCGCTTAATAGTTGAAAATCATTTGTGTCAATATCATCTATATTATTATCGTGATTTTTCCATTTTTCATATGTGCTTCTACCAAGATTATTAAACTGTATTTCAACATTATAATGATTAAAGTCTATGATATCAGTACCAAATATATTTTCAGTAGACCACATATCAAAACTGTTGAAGTTAGATACTTTAAATTTTGTATCTTCAATATTATGTAAAATATTGTTAATATCTCTAAACCTTTTCATTAATATATTGTCTGCTTTGTATAATAATTTTATTGCCCTTTCATTATGTAATTGAAATTTTACCCATACCATATGTAATTTATTCAGAGTATTTTGATTATATAATGGTAATCCAATAAATTCACTAAATGTTTTGCAGTTAAGTTTAGAAGAAAAGTAAAAATTTATTTCTTCAACGCATTGTTCTAGGTAGCAAATATTATCTATAAGGTTATTATTATATATTTGGAAGTTATTTTTATTTTTATTATTTAATGATTCAATATAATAGTTTACTAATTTTGCATTATGCGAAACTAGTTTTATTGTATCACCGCTCTTTGTAAAAACTAAGTTGAAGTCCATAAGAATATAGAGGCGACCTAAGCCGCCTCGCTTAATTTAAGATTGTCTATTACGAATCATTGCTAGAATGTCTTCAGCTCTTTTGCTTTCACCGCCTGTTGCAGGTGCCGCAGGTGCCGCCACAGTTTCTGTTTGTGGAGCAGGAGTAGGTGTTGCACCCATCTCCTCTGGTGTTGCTACTGGAGCAGGAGCCACTGTTTCTACAACTGGAGTTGCCTGAGCAGGTGCTGGTGTTGTAGTTGCTGGAGCAGATGACGTACTAGAGGTTGAGGAACCTGCTGGAGCATCTAAACCATATGGACGATAATATTGTCCCCATCTTTCGTTATCATAGGGTTGTCCATCTACACTTGCTTCAAACATTTCTTTAATGCACTGCAATTCTACTTCTGTAGGTTTTTTAGGAAGGAAATCTGATAATGTATTCAGACCATATGTTTCGATTGCCGCTAACTGTGCTTCGGATAGTGCAGTTTCTTTCCTAGCCCATTTACTTGTGCTATAGTCTGCATATTGTCCTTTTGTAGTTTTAGTAATACGGAAATCTAAGCCAGCATTGTAATCTGTTGGCATTTCTTGAATATCTGGATCCATAAGTGCATCTTTAATTAAGTTAAAGATACTTGGTGATATTGCAAATCTTCTTATTGGATTCTCTGGTGAATCTTCTTGCAATGGGTTTTCATTTACAAACCCTTGAAAGATATAACTACGTTTCTTCCAATACTTTCTACCCATGTCCTCAAGACTTGAATCTTTAAACCAACCACGTACTTCTGTAAGTATTGGGCAAGTTTCACCAAACATTTCAACACACGGTACTTGTACTACTATAGGCTTGCTATTCATATCATTCTTTACACCAGTAAATGGTAAACGAATCATAAGCCTTTCAGCCCAGAAAAACGTATTGTTAGGATCACCATCAGGCAAGAAACGAACTGCTGTTGTTGCTCCTTCTGGTATATTCCAATGTGGGTAAATTGCGTTGTCGCCGCCGCCGGTACGCTCACTGCGTGATTCTTGAGATTTAAGTTTTGCTCTTATTTCTGCCAAAGATGTTGCCATTATTTTTCTCCTTAAATGTGCCTGTTCATTAGCCTTGTATGTGCCTATTCACATACTATATTTACATAGTATATGCATTTTTATTTATCATGTCAATAAAAAAGGCACACAAAATTGGTGCCTCCTTTAAATAATTTTCTTGTGCCAATTAGCCTCGTTCGATGTCCTGTAGTTTACGCATTTGTCTTGCCACTATACTTCTTGGTGTAAGTTGATATCCTTCTTCGCCTTCGTGTATGCCGTGGTTGCTCCTCGCTTTTGACCCTACGCCTGCCATTGCCTTAAGTTTTGCAATGCTTTCCGCCACTTCGTCTACTTCCTCAATTTCTTGTACTTGTTCAACTTGTGTCTCTTCTACTTCTTGTTTGTCTTCTACCTTCATAACTTTTTTGTCGCCATACATCATGCCTAATATTGTCATAGTTTTTGGATCAAAATCATATGGGCCATCTTCGTCTGTTTCTTCAGGATTGCTACTCATAGCAACTAAATCTTCACCGCCTCTTGGATCTTTCATAATATCATACATTTCACCATCTTGGTCTTTAACTTTCATTATGACATCATACATACCTTCAGCTACTTTCCCTTCTGTAGGAGCTTGTGGTCCGTAAATTTCGCTTTTTATTATATCTAGCATTCCTTGGTATGGTTCATCAAAGTTTACAGATTCAATCCATTTTTTAATAATTGGTCTAGCGTCACCTTCTGGATTTGCGTCTCCTGCATCGCCCAACATATCAAATAGTTCGTCATCACCAAATGCAAAACTTATTGCATTAGTTGCGTCTTCACCACCGTCTCCTAATGGAATAGGTTGTTGCATAATTCTTATTACTTCATTTGCAGTATCTAAGTCTGCTGGCAGTGCCCATGTGCCTTCCGAAATCATATTCATATTTTTCTCAAATGCTTCAAAAGTTATACTTTCTTTTGCTTTGCCATATAAATCTTTCTTTGGTGCAGGATCTTTTCTATCTACATTTCCTTGTAAATATTTTTTAGTAATTTTTATTGCAGCTTTGTACTGGTCCTCATCATCATAGTTTATATTTCCTAAAGCCACAGCTAAGGCATCATCTGTAACATTATTTGCAAGATACTCAATAACATTAATTACTAAATTACGATTCTTTGCTTTAGTATCCATGTCACTATTTTTCATTACGTTAAAATAATTTTTTAATTCTGCTTCGTTTGCATCATTTTTAAATACTTCAATATTATCAGGACTATTTGATGCTGAAATAATATCACCTGCTCTACTTGCGACTACAGCATCTAGTTCATCGTCACTACGTGTTTCTGCATCTTTATCCATTTTTGCTTCCTTTTTTAAACTTAGAGCTCTACTTACTGCTGGTAAACTGTCTGCCATACGATCATCAAAAACTTGACGTGTAAGTTTTGTTTTTAAATCTTCTATATCGTTCTCTTCAACTTCTATAACATCGGGTGCCCAATTTTCAAAGTAGTCTTCATATCCCTTTGGGTTACTAATTGCTTTAAGCGTGTCTTTTAATCCGTAGTATCTATCTGTGGCTGCTTCAATAACTTCCACTGCATCTTCGCTTACGTAATTATTTGATTTTGCACTACGAACAAACTGTTTTAATTGTTGCATTTCATTCATTATTTCAACTATATGCATGCCACGATCATCACGTGTGTAACCTTCATTTGAGATATGTCTTGCCATCGCTCTTGCACCAGGTAGATAATTATTTGCAAATTTAAAGCGTTCCCCTTGATTATTCTCAATATAGATAGCACTAATATTTCTACTTCTCGCACCCAGTTTAGTCTCATCAACTGTTTTACTGTGTTGAATAATTAGTTTTGCTTTTCCTTGTTCTAGGAAACTTTTTTGGCTAGTGCCATGTAGTCTGTTTTCCATAACTTCGTCCTGGTTACGTTGTGTTAAAAATTGATAATCTTTTTTATCAAGTCTTTCTTTAGTTACATTATGTGTTTCATAGTTTAACATATTTCTTGCACTAAACTTGCTGAGTTCTTTCAAAAAACCATACCAAGCATCTGATGTACTACTATCTGCATCCTCTACCATACTATTTGGAAAATAAACTTGTAGTTTATCTTCTTCATTAATACTAATAGTGACTGCACCCACTGGCAAGTCTCTGTGTTTAAAGTTAAATTCAAAAAATCTTGCTTGACTTGGATCTGTAGTTACTTCACCTTCACTGTTCCCCAACTTAATGTTTGCTACTCTACTACGTATTTTGTCAAACAGTTCTTCTGATATGTTATCTATGCTTCTCATGTACGTATTTATCCTAAATCATAATAAAAGGCATAGGCTCTTGGTCGAAATCATCTCCGTCTCTGATATAGGTATCTAGTTCAGGATGATAACTTTTTAATGTTTGTGCCATACGCATAACCAATAATGTGCTCATTACTAAGTCGTCTGTATCACCTGCTTTTGCCTTAAAACTATTACCAGCTGCAATAAAACTTTTCATTTCACTTACAAGCATCTTACTATTAACTTTAACCTTGTCTGTTTCTATTAGAGTTTTAAATTTACTACAAATACTAATTTTACTACGGTGCGTAGTATTATATCCTCTACGATACAGTCTACTATTGCCGTGTACTTTTGGTTCACTCAAAAATATACCTGGAATATTTTCCTCGCCTACTTCTGCTACACTTTGTAATGCAGCTTCACCTATAGTATTATTTTCCATACTATAATATATGTTCATATTATCAACACCTTCATCATGTAAGTATTTGCAAATATCTACTAGAATACGTATTTGTTGAGGAATAGGGGTTTTATTATGGCTCCATTCTCCTACTTGTTCTAGACTAGGGATTTCAAATATTTGTATAGCAGCTGGGTCTCCTCCCGTGCCTAAACTAGGGTCTAAACCTACTAAGTATGTCATTTGAGGATTGGGAGTTTTCCACCAACGCACAGTGCCATGTTTGAACGCAGGTTCCTTTCCTCTTATATTAGTAAGAACCAAACTATCTATTAATGTTTCATCATA